TGAGCACAGTATAAAGGTCCATCAAGGCCTTACCCTGAGCCGCCGAAAGCGGCAGATTAGGGTTATTGGTGACGCAGTTGTTTACAATATGCCCTAAGAGGCATACGCCGGTCATCCATGCCTTGAAATCCTCTCCGAATTTTTTTACTTTGCCCCAGCCGGTTTTTGCTTTTTCTTTGGCCGCGGGCACTGGAAAACTCTCTGCTGATGTTTCAAAATCAGAAACTATTGTTTCTGCTGTGTCGCCGCCCGAAACGTCAATCTTTTTCTTTAATTCTGTATCAATAGCGTCTATGTTTTCATTGATAACATCAACTGAAATATACTCATTCTTTTCCGGCTTTTTCAATCCGTAATTTTCTGTTACGTTCATAAGTTCACCGTCCTTATCTCTTCCCACGTGTATGCTGCCGCCTGCTCCCAGGTCAGCACCTTCACATTTTCCCATGTGTTATAGATATATTCGTACTCTACAGCCAAATGCGCAGGCTTTATATCCTCAATAGTAAGCTTCAGATCTGCCATATTCCCCGGAATCCCCAACATGCCTACAAAACGGATCACAAAACGGTAATGGGATGTGTCTTCGATCACTTCTACCTCGCCATTGGAATAGTTGCTGGCTACATTCTTGACCATCTCTTTCGTAGTAGTTCCGACACCGGATATTTTTGCACGAATTCGTTCTCTTCTGAAGCTGTCAGGTTTCGATACATCTACTTCTAATCCCAAAAGCTGTTCATACCGAGACAGAATTCGTGACGCTGTAGAAACAAAACATTCTGAGATTGTACTGCTCAAGCCATTTTCCAGTTCGTTTGTAACCTCAGATAAAAGCCCTTGCAATGTCTGCATAGTCACATTCTTTTCATAGTAATCTGGAAGCAGTTTAATTAACTCCAATCCTGCTCACCTCCGTCAGCTCAATTGTCCCGGTCACTGGAATTTGTTTTTCTCCAATCACTACATTCCCAGTCCCCTCATTCAACAGAAAACCTTCAAAATCCTCTACTCCTGGGATATCTAGAAGGAGGCTTCCGAGTTTAGCATAGCTGATTCGATATGTTGTAAATACAGTTTCCTGTAAAAAAGTATCTACAGCATTCTTATATGCTTTTTTAACATCGTCAAGTGTCTTACTTTCATTTCGCATTACACTTGCTTTGATATTGATAGTAACAGAATCTGGACTTTTAACTGTTACTGTTGCTCCGATCGGACGCATTGTTTCAATATATTCTGCTACTGTTTTAGGCAGGGAAGATGATATCTTTTTATCACTGTCTACCACAAGCACCGTAACCGTACCCGGACCATCGGCCAGTGGGAAAACTTTTGCTGCGCCGGTTCCAGAAACCTCCAGAGCCCATTGTTGGTAATGGTAAACATTTCCCGAAGTAGCCGGAAGTCTGATTTTGGTATACAGACGCTCACGCAATGCTTCATCTGTCTCTTCATCCGCGCCTGGGGTAATAATGTCCCCCAGCTCTGCCGTAATGCCTGTTATATTAGAAATAGGCTGCATTGCGCCGCTGTACTGGTTTCCGATTACGCCAGGCGTTTCACACTCTACCTGGTATTCTGTTTCGGATTCTTCTTCCTTCACAATATAGACAAGATTATTGATTCCCCAGCGAGTGCCGATCTCCACCGACCCGGAAGTAGTCATCTTGCGTACTGCATTTGTGGCGGGTTTTCTGGAAACATTGTAGGCCTCTGCCGCCCGGTTCAGGTACTCACCAAGGGCTGTATCCGGAAAGACCAGGTCTATAAAATTGTCCAGCTGAAAATTCTGCTGGGCCAGAAAATAGGCACAGGGAGCCAATGCATCATAAATAACACTGCCTTCCCTTTTATCAACATCACTCGGAACCCGGTCAAGCATTGCCTGCAGCAGTTCTTCATAGGTCATTTTCATACAGCCACCTCTTTCTCTATCTGTATTTCCTCGTAAATGCTGGATACCTGGAAAGAGCAGTGGCAGCTGTCTCCGGAAAACTCAAACCGGAATCCATCCACCTCCCGGATCCGGTCATCCTGCAAAAGTGCTTCCTCGATCATGCGGCGCATCTCCGCTCTCACATAAGCCCGTTCCTCCCCGATCAGCTCTTTCCAGGCGATCCCGTATTTAAAACTGTATATGGGATATTCGTACTGCTCCGTAGACAGGATTTTATAAATGGCCTGTTTTAACGCCGCCAGTTCATCCACGAAACCCTCTATCTTCGTTTCCGACAATCCATAGGTACGGGCCTTATAGGTCTGTTCCTGAACAATCAGATCCGTTGTAAGTTCTGCCATTATGTACCTCCTGCTGTCTGATATGGCTTCCCGATGATCTCCAGAATATAATACTCTTTCCCGCGGTCATTCCGCAGAAGCCGTATCTTATCGCCTGAAACCAGCTGACTTTTCATGTTTCCTGTAATCATACTGAGAGGAACCGGAAGACTCCCGATCATAACTGTGCTTCCTGTATAAGTCCCCACAAGCACGGCAGCTGGCTTACGGCTTTTCATGTAGTTATCTACTACTGTTTTTATCAGATTGAATAGTTCCTGAACACTTCCCCGATCAGTCACCTGTCATCACCTCCATTGTCATCGTGTGTACAGGCAGAAAGTCATGCGTTACCTTTTTTACGATCAGCCTTCGGTTCAATGCAATATCAGCGATACTGCCACACACGCTGTTCCCGGCCCGTACCCGAAGATCTCCCAGGCATTCCAGTTTTAAGGTCTCTTTCTCATGATTGTACAGCTTTAGTAGATTGTTGGCCCGCTCCTGTGCCTTGGCTACATTATCTACGCCAGAGGGAGATGATTCCAGATACTGAAGAAGACCATACCGGTTCACAGCCTCCTGGTCATGGGCGGCGCCCACATCAATCTGGCCTGTATTCTCATTTTTCCATACAACCTTAACGCGATTGTAATACTCGTCATCAATGGATTTCTCCCAGCTATAGCCTGTACAAAGGCTATCATCGCCAAGTACCAGTGGAAGCTGCAGGTTCCGCATATTCCACAGGCAGACCTTCCCATATTCATCCCGCAGGCAATAATGCTCCTGGGTACCGATCAGCGTATCAGACACCGCCTGTGCAATATGGTCCAGCCAGGACTTTTCGTAATCAGCAATGGTCGGAATGATAAAGCCGGTATCCTCGATGGTCCCGGGTGTCATGGTCTGGAAGGTACACATATTTTCTACCAGATTTTTAAGCGTCCCATTCTCCAGCACAATGATATCCTTATTCTTTGCCCTCCGGAGCTGGTCATACGCTTTGATGGTTATGATTTGGCGGCCGCTTCCGGAGCTGCTGTCTCCTGACACTTTATATACAGTGCCAAAAAAGATGCCATCCGCCTGATCATTGTCTGTCAAGCGGACCACATCCCCATTCTGAAGTATCAGACCATCACTGATATAAGAGATATCCATGCTGCTGGCTCCTTCATTCAAGGCTTCTGTCCATGAAATTTCCTTGCACATTTCTGAAATATCATAAATATATCCCTGGCTTTCTACCAGTACTTCCACATTTCCACCTCCTACGCGGGAATCGAAAGAACCTGTCCTGGGTAAATCAAGTTAGGATTCTTAATATCTGGGTTTGCTGATGCAATCTTTGTATATTGGCCTCCATTCCCATAATACTTCTTGGCAATCGCCCAAAGCGTATCCCCCGACTGAACCGTATGGGTCTTATTCTCCGTCACAGCCGGATTCGTTTCTGCTGCCGCTGCTGTATCCTCCTGCTTGACGGTAGCCGCAACCGTCTGTACTGCCACATAACGTTTGCCTGGAGCTTTGTATTCCTGCAGCTTGATTGACAGATACTTATCCCCCTCTTCACCGGCCTTTTCTACTGCCTCTACGCTCTTAACCAGCACCATTACACTGATATCATCTGTAATGTCATTGGAGGCAATAAAGCGGACCGGTTTCATATTCTTCTGGGCCTTTCGGAACATCTTTTCGTAATAATCTGCGTCCGCCCTTGCGCCAGAATTCATGTAGTGATAGTCTTGGCTGGGAAACTCTGCTTCAAAGCTGAACTCTTCCAGATTATAATAAGAAGGGACAGAAACCTGTCCTGTCCCTAATACCTGGTAATTCTCTATATTTAACTCCCTGCTCCGCTTAATCTCCTCAGGATTGACGGGGAGCTTATATTTCTTTCCTCCGTATTTAAAATAGACAGAGTATGACATTATTCAGGCACCCCCTCTGGCGCAGTGGCAATCACTTCCTTGAGACGATCAACTACATGACCTACAAGGCCGTCTGTATCTGCTTCCTTGGTGATCGGGCCGGAAAACTCCACACGGATATTGGGTGCAAGGGTATTCTGGGCGATCCGGGCCACATAATCCCGCTCTGCCAGTTTCCGCATCCACTCAATATCCTCTTTGTTTTCCACCTTTACGGCCCCGCCTGCGCCGGTTCCTTTGACCGTAGCCGGATTTCCTACACCGCCAAACGGCTCTGGCATGTAGCTGCCTCCGCCTGTTCCAATTCCAGACAAATCTGGAGAGAACCCAGAAAGGAAACCAGAGGCTTTTCCTGCCAGATTACTTCCGCCATCATACCCTTTTCCAAATGCTCCCGAATATGTCAAGCGATCAAATTGTAGCTCGCTCTTATCATATCTGCCAAAATAAACTCCATTATCCTGTTTAATCTCGGATTTAAATCGATCTATTGAGCTTGCCCATCCCCCCACAATACCAGCCAGATTTGAACCAAAAATAGTGTCAATTGTCTTGGCAAGGGACTGTAAAACACCAACTACAAAGTTGGCAAGATCTACTATCACATTCATTACTGCGATTGCTGGGTTATTCAAAAAATTAGCAAAAAATTCAGCGAATGAAATGCACACATTTAACACATCTACAATAACACCTATTAGGAGATTCCACAGTCCAATAAATATGTTTCCAATAAATGCTCCTGCTGTAAATACCGCTCCAACAATCAACCCGGTTGCGCTGATACTGGTACCGGCGAAATGATTAACCGCCGCCACGCCCGCATAAAACAGCCCAATCAAAACAATTATCCCGCCAATGATCCAAGTAAGCGGACACGCAAGAAGGGCGCTGTTATAAACAAACTGCGCTGCCGATGCAGCTGCTGTATTCCCTGTCAACACACCATAACCTATTGACAAAAAGGTCGTAACTGCTGTGTAAGCTCCCATTACCGCAGACGCCGCAATCTGCGCCCCCTTTGTCAACAACAATACGCCATGGTATAGTGCAAAAGCGCCTGCAACACCAAACACAAGCGGCCCCAGAATATCCATGTACTGCCCGACAAGCTCCAGGCCATCTAAAAGCAGATTTACCGCCTCTGCCGCCATGTATATGCCCCCTGTCAGATTGTTTATCACAGCCTGCCCCATATCTGAATTAAGCGTGCCGTTGATTCTGGCAAAAATCTCCCCGAACGCCTGCATCCCGGCATTTTTAATCCTGTTCCAGACATCTGCAAAGGTCATAGGCATACTTTCAAACTTCCCATTAATGTCGTCTGCTGCCTCAAACATGGCATTTTTAATGATGCCGGCGGTAATCAATCCCTGGGAAGACAGTTCCTTTAGCTCGCCTTTGCTCTTACCCATGTACCTGGCAATAGCATCCGCTACCATCGGAGCATTTTCCATCACAGAACGGAACTCGTCCCCCTGCAGTTTTCCTGCCGCCATAGCCTGGGTAAGCTGTAAAAATGCAGCACTCTGTTCTGCCTGTCCAGCACCAGATACCTTTAAGGACTTGTTAAGCAGTTCAGTGAAACCTATAGCCTCCTGGTTGCTCCCAAAGCTGTCACCGGCCAACATACGCATCTTTGCCACCGCATTTGCCGTTTCCGTGTAACTTCCCCGGGAACGGTTAGCCGATGCAAAAATATCGTTCTGCAATGCAGCCTGCTCGGCGGGGGATGAGGTGATCATGCCAAGCCTGGCATTGGTATTCGTATAGCTATCCGCAATATCCATACCCTTTTTCACTGCTGCCAGACTGGCAACTGTACCGATCAGTGTCTTAAGGCTGCCGTTCGCGCGGGTGGCCTTTTTTGACACTACATCCAGCCCATCCCCTAAGCCTTTTACCTTCGGCGCTGCGCCGGATGCGCCTTTCCCCATCTTATGAAAGGAATCATTCGTTTTATCCGCTGCCTTAGAAGTACCCAGCATCTTATTCATCGCTTCATCTGTACGGTTTATCATCTTGTTAATCTGGCTGCTGTATCCGTCCATCAGCTTGAACATTGCATTTAAAGTTGGCATCTCTTCCTCCTTCCTAAGACAGTTGAGCCGCCTGCCTCTTTTCTTCTTTTACCCTGAGGTCAATGCTCGCATAAATAAAAGCGCGTTCTCTTGGTTCCACCGGATCATTAGCCCCGCAGATACCGGCCAGTACCCCAGGCCTGATATGAAGTCTTTGCAGGGCGAAGTGTGCGTAACATAGCTCAGGATCGCCCTGCTCGATCAGTTTTTTGCCTCATCCATATCCTCGTTGATATCCTGATCGAGTCCAGACAGTTCCTGTACAGCCTCCATGAGTGTTCCGTACTCTCCCACATACAGCATGGCGGACAATACCTTGTCTGCTCCTAAGACGCCATACCGTTTCTGCAGTTCTGCATTGTTCAAATCCGGCTCTACTACGGCCATAGCGGTCAGCTCACGGTTGTAACTGATACGGTTGAACTGCTCAACGCCGCTTTTTTTATCTACACTGCGGTGCTTCTTCATCAAGGTTTCATTTTCCTGCTGGGTAATAGGCCGGATCACAAAGGGAACCGTCTTTCCATTCTCCCGAAAGCGCTCTGATACAATGACCTCTTTGTTTTCTGCCTGTACTGGATTTAAAAATGCACTTAAGCTACTCATAGTCTTTTTTCCTCACTTTCTATCTCATATTCTCCGGAAGTGTATAGCTCTCCAGATCGTCCAAATCATCAAAAGTAAAATCTGAATCAGTGGTGTTCAGATCCTCACTTCCGTCTTCCAGATACGCCACTGGTGCTTTTGCCAGAATGCAGTCCCTCATCACGATTACTCGTCGACCAATAGTAGACGCCGGATCCTCGTTGGTAGTCTGAATGCTGATCGTAGGTGTCTTCCCCTCTTTGACGTACTGCTGATAAATCGCCGATGCCGCAGGGCTTACATTGTACATGGTGATGCTTCCTTTTCCCTCTGCCGCGACTACCTTATGCTGTTTCATCCTGTGCCCCAGAAGCTTCTTGGCGATCACTGTAAACTCAATATTTGCTTCGATCTTGGACAGTTCAAAAAAATAACGGTTCTGGCCGTCGATTGTGATATAGGCGCTGCCCTCACTGCCAGTCACAAGGTCTTTGATTCTGGTATAGTTTTTTCCTGCCATAGTCCTTCACCTCCTACGATAAATTAACGGTGATATAGATCTTCTCTACGCTGTCTACCGGCTGAACGAATACATCTACCACCACGGCATCTGAATCCGTTCCTGCTGCCACCGTGATATCGTCTGTTTCAAAATTCTGAATCGCTCCCATGTTCTGAAGGGTAGAGAAATAATCTACCAGAGCCGCTTTCAGAAGAGACTGGCCATCCGCATTGTTGTTGACTTTCCCTACATAGTTGCTTTCAAAAATATTGCTGATGTCGTTAGCAATATTGTCCACTGTACGAAGTACCCTGTTTTTTGTAAGCATCTTCCTTTTTTCCGGAGTAATCGTGGTAAGAGAATTGATGTCATACTCTACAGTCACGTTCTGGGCGCTGTCTACCTTGAAAATCAACTTGCCTGCCTTGACCGCTGTTTCCATTTCACTTTTGGTCATTCTGGGAGATACATCCACAGCTCCCACATACTTCATGCCAGTATTGGAAGTTGTAATACTGGCCCCGGCTGTTGCTCCGGCTACCCATGCAGTAGTCTCTGCCGCAGTTAACTTTGTACCATCTGTCAGGATGATCCCCTGCACCACATCGATGATTCCCTCTGAATCTGCCTCATGATTTGCCAGCACCGCCTGACACTTAATACCCTCATCATCCCTCATAGCTTTGATCCACGTAGCGATGGCCGTCTTATTGGCAGATGCTGTTTCTGGCTCTGTATCGTATGGGTAACACAGCACGTTGAACTGTATCGTTTTAAGCTTACCCAGCGCTGTATTAACTGCCTCTGTATTATGCGATTCTGGCAGCTTGTAAAGAAGTACTGTCTTGGCTTTTTTAAGAGCCTCTGTAGCCAGCTTCTTATCCTCTGCTGTTGCTTTCTCCGGATACGCCTGCTCTGTGGCTGTAATCGTATAGATTTGACCATCTTCCCCCACAGACATCTCTTGAAGGATCACAACAGTGCCTCTGTCTCCCGGAGTGATGGACAGGGGCTCATTTGTCCGGATATTGATATAGGCTCCGGGCAATACTTTATTCTGAGATTCCCATGTACCTGCCATAGGTTACTCCTCCTTTATCTCTTCATTCTGGATCATAGACTGCATCTGCGGCGCGGAGTCTTCCAGGTATTCCCGATAATCCACATCAAACATAAAATGCAGTACCTTGTCCTCAATTTTTAAGTTCCTGTTTTTAATTTTAAAGCCAGGGGCCGTAAATTCTCTTGCCAGCTCCTGGCCTACGCTCCAGCATTCCTCCTGCTGCTCTGCCTGGTTTCGATTCTCCGGAAAATACAGGATATCCAGATTCACCGTATTTTTCAGCCGGCCATTGATGCCGCGGGAAGGATTCTGGTCATACAATGTCACCATGAAACAAGGAACCGTAAAATTCTGCGGTACATCTTCGCAATATACTTTGCAGTTTTTCACAGCTTTCAGGCCTGCTCCTACTGCCTTATATAACTCATTGATCGTGTCGATTCTGCACCGCCTCCACTTCCTTTTTGAATAATGCAATCATGCGTTTAGATACATAATTCTGTGTTTTTTCAAGCACATGAGTTCCTTTTACAAAACCTTTTGTCGGGCCGTCCTTTTTCGTAACGATCCTGTGTCCATAATTCCAATAGGACGCATACTCCATGTTATTGACCATCTCCGTCTCCAGGGCGCCTGCAGTGCGTCTGGTCGGTAGCTTATGCCAGCTTTCCCGGAGTTTTCCTCCCACACCAGGGTTAGAAACCTTAAAGCTGACAACCTCACCCACTTTAGGGCCGTTCCTGATGGTAAAGACTACCGGGTTCGGGTGCGCTCCTACCGGCGTCCTTCGTTTGGCATAAGCAACTCCCTCATTAACAGCTTGGTTAAGCACCCTCTTGTCGATTTCCCGGATATCATCCACCATATCCATAAGTTCTTTTCGGAACTTCCTGATGGCGGCTTCGTTCCTGCGGTAATTACTACTGCTCATGCATTATCATCCCTCTTTACTTCACACTGCCACTGATAGGTATACGGGTGACACTCTCCCAGAGTAAGCTCTACCGTCTTTCCTGTACGCAGAGTAACCACGATCCGGTCTCCCTCCCGAACATCCTCCTCCAGCCCACAAAACAGTTTATGACTGTTCTGGATAGAGGGATTTGGGGCACCAGTCGGTGCCTGTCCGGAAGAGCTGTACCTGCAAGGACGATCCTGGGCCACAATTCCCAGTTCATTCCTGGTATATCCGTCCTTTTCTACCTCCTGCCAGCGCTTCACTGTCATTCTGGCATCATACATCACTGCATATGGGTTAATCATAACCTCTCAACCTCCTGTGGCGGCGCAAGGCTGCCTTATCGCTTGAAGACAGCCCATAGATGCTCTCCTTTGTGTTCCCGTCTGTCTGAACCCATGTGATGCTGCCATCACCCTCCTTAATGCTGGCAACTTCCGGATGGTAGCCGGTTCCATTGGCCTCTTCATAATCCAGGATCCCTTTCACCTTCTTCCGGATCACTGGTTCCAGAATATCCGGGATGCAGTTCTCACTCAGATTACAATAATCACACACCATCCGGATCATATCCGAAATCAACAGCTTGTGTTCTCCTGCTGTGAGCTCCAGATTCTTTTCTACGTTCTCCAGCATCTCAGAAAATGTCATGACAGCCTCCTTATTTTGCAATAATCCCGGCATCCCGAAGGGATTTAAGCAACGCATTAAACTCCTCCTGAGTCGGAGCGGCAGCGGCATCTTTTACCGCTGCGCCCTGTTTCATTCCTGCGGCTGGGATTCTCCCATCCAGTTCTTCCAGAATTTCACGCAGTTTCGGCTGAATCCCGGACATATCAAAATTCTTCTTCATGTATTCACCTTATCCTTTCAGTCCAGTGATTGCACCGTGCATAAATGCCGGCCCGTGATCCAGACCAAACTGTCCAAAGATCTGGCCCTCTTCCGATGCTCCGGCCTTAGCAAGCTCTTCGTAAAAGAAATTGCCTTTGCCCGGTACCGGCTGGAATACTGGCGCCATTACAGACAGCTCTGCAGCCAGAACAGCGGTCTGGGGCATGAAACGATCAAGAACAATACCAATATTTCCAAAATCTGTCTCAAGCTGCTTAATATTGGTACCACCCACATTTCGGTCAGTAGGAGCATAAGAGTAGATATCAGTGATAATCTGCTTTTGAGTACTGCCCACATACAGAACCACATTAGAAAAAATAGCTCCTGCATCATACATAGCTTTAAACAGCTGCTGCATGAGAGCCTTGGTTAAAACTGCGCTCTTTCCGTCTACTTTGGTACCGCCATCACCCCCGCAAAGAGCCAGAAGGCCTCTGGTCTTGCTTGCCACATCCGCGCTGGTTGCCTTTGCATACACCCCGTTGATAATGGTGTACTCAATGTCACGGGCAATCTTTTCCAGCTTTCTTGCAATCTGCCAGTCTTTCTCGGTAGACTGTACATTGTTCTGCTGTCCAGCAGTGTTAAGACCGCTCATCCGTCCGCGGTTGCTCTCCTTCACATAGGAAATAGACACCTTCTCATGAAAAATCTGGGTCACATTGGTATTCTGGCTTCTCACGATCTCTTCTGCCTGAGGCGCAGTCAGGGAAGCTGTCTCGGTAATTGCTGGCTGTGCTGCCACCGGAAGACTGTACTGGGAATCGGTCGGGAATTCAAAGTTATCTGTCTGCACACCGCCGGTCATACCGCCAATAGCGGAAAAAATCGGTGTATTGACTGCATCCGCAGTAAATAAATCTCCTGCGTAGTTAGGTAAATTCCAGGTTGTACCTGTTCCTTTCTGATTTGCCATATGTTATTCCTCGCTTTCTGCCTGATTCAGGCTAAATAATTCATTTCTTGCTGCGATCCGGTCTGCCAGACGGGTATTTGGATCGTTGATCAGCTTCTCCAACTGTTCCCTCCTCGTCGCATCACCTGTGACCTGTGGAGTGGTTTTCCCGTTGTTAGGCGGGGTCTTCCCGGAGACCGGCGGGGTAAACAGCTCTTTATAAGTCTCCTTTACCGTCTTCAGCTGGTCGGTCAGACCAGACACGGTTCCATCCTCTGCCAGGATCAGCTTCGTCCGGTCAATCTTATCCGCTACCAGTTCTGGATACTTACAGTCCGTCAGCTGGTCCTTAATGGCACTGGTCAGCTTCATATCACGGATCTTATCCTCATATGACTTCTTAGTAGCCTTGTTGGCATCCTCCAGCTCTGTGATCTTATTCTGAAGAGCCTCGCTATCCTTAGCCTCATCCTTTAAGACCTTAAGCTGCTTATCCCGGTCAGCCACCTGTTTTTCCAGATCGGCTTTCGCCGTATTCACTTCATCAAAACGGGACTTTGGGATAAATCCCTTCATCTCCTCAGTATAGATGTCCATGACGGCCTTAGCCTGCTCTTCTGTCAGACCTTTCGCAATCAGTTCTTCTTTCTTCATGTTCGGTTGCTCCTTTCGATTCATCTTCGCTTGTTATCCCGGTCGCGTCCGGTGATGTCCCGTTCTTTTTCGCCTGCGGTACCGGAAAGGCGAAAAAATAACACCCAGGCCCCGCCTGCGTGTCTATGACTAATCCTATGACTTGCTATGACTTAATTTTCCCACATTTCACGCACCGCCTTACATACCCACCATAAGGTCCATGGCGGCGGCACCAGTGCTTTCTGTACTGGTGTAGACAGCGTCGCTGTCTGAACCACCGGATTATATGCTCAATCAATCTCTTCACCTCCTGTTTCTGCAACATAAAAGAACGCCCCTCCGAAGAAGGACGCTCTGATTATTGTTATGCTATTGTTTTTGCTGCTTTTAATCCCTGCTCATAACCGTATTGAAAAGCCTGATGGAATAAATCCTCTTGTATCGCAGATATGTAATCATCAAGTGCTCTATTATATGCCCTATATGCCACTCTTACTTTTTCATCAGCACTTTTCTGAATATCTTCCAGAAAAATATCATAGTATTCACTTAACTTCTGTTTATCCATCTCACGCCACCTCCTGATAACAAACCCGGCACTTATTGACACTTCCATTTGCAAGCCGGAACTCTATTAATGAGGGGTAACTGTTTTCTTCCAGCCATTCCTTAACCTTTTCAAGAACACTTCCCTTATACTGGACTGTTACACCATCATGGCCGTTCCGGCTGTAGGCTGTCCTTACAATTTCATCTGTAAAGAGGTCAAGCTTCTGGATAATGGCGCTGACCGCTTTATCGTGTGGCCTGCCGGATTCTGAGTAGATGCCAAGTTCTTTTGCAATGCTGGTGCAGTCCCAAAGCTTTGGAGCATCGGAAATGAGTGGAACATTTATTGGATAGCCAGAATCAGAATAAATTCTTACTACCTCTGCCGCTATGTATTTAGAATCAACTCCTGCATCGTGAAGAGCTTCCCTGATGTTCTTCACCATCATATTGACAGAAGGAAGCTTCTCTTTCTTGGGCTTGTCCGGTTTGTGTGGAATGCCTTTCTGAATTGTTTCCTCCATATCGTGGAAACGGTTAATATAACGGGCGGTAAATTCTGTACCTTTGATTCCGGTCAGCTTGTGGGCGATAAACTCACAGCCCTTCTTGGTGATGTCATAACAAGGCATTGTTTTATTCTGGATATTCTGATATGTACTTTCTTTGAAAAAATCGGACGGCTGAATTTTCAGCTGTCCTAATTCTTCTATATATCCTCTCACATCAGCAAGTAAATTCTTATGCTGTTTACCAACCATCTCAGCTACTTCTCTGCTATCCAAGGTCTGTTCAATCTGCTTCTGCATATCTCCTTTTCTCCTTTCAAATTTGACAATTTTAAGGAAATAGGTTACACTACAGATAGATGTAGGTTCACCTATATCCAATTCTTGAGTAAACACGTCGCTCGCCAAAGTTACTGTGTTTGCTCTTTTTTTGTTTCTAAGTCTTTTTTTATCAGTGCAATAATATAATCCTTGGCTGACACTCCTTGCTTAAGTGCTTCAATTTTGATGGCTGTATGTAACTTATCTTCCATCTCTACTACTAAGCGTTTCATATCATCTCTCCTCTCTAGTACGTTTTTTTTGTACATTCCGAATTATAGTACTTTTATTTTGTATTGTCAATATTTTTGTACAAAATTTATGTACTTTTATTTTGAAATGCGTTATATTTAATACATAGGGAGGTGACTTACATGATTAACCAGCGTCTAAAACAACTGCGTGCAGAAAATAATCTTACCCAAACTAATTTAGCTGATATTCTTGGCATTGCAAAAACTACTCTTGCTGCATATGAACAAGGGAAAAGCGAGCCCAGCAATGAAACAATTCTAAAAATTGCCAATCACTTTAATGTATCAACAGATTTTTTACTCGGAAATAGTAATTACAAAAATCCACAAGAAGAATTTGATTTTAAGAATGCCATAGTTCTTAGTGAAGAGAATGAACTATTAACCCTCTTCAAAAGAATTACATCATGCTATCAATTTTTAAATAATCTTTATACAGACAATAATATTCGCCCTGTTACATCTCCATTATTCCATCAGCTAATACAACATCTATACTGCGTTGTGTCCGCATATGAATTTATCAATGACTGTCCTCCCGAATCTACTGAAGAGATTGGGGAAGCAATTGGCTCATTTATCCTATTCATCAATATGAATTTTGATAGTATGAAATTTGGAAAAGAACTTGCTCATCTTTATCAAAATATTAAAGAGCCACCCACCACCGAGTAGGTGGCTTTTTTCACGCCTACCTCGTGAAATCAAAAAGGCCCAGCCTTTCGCTGAACCTTAACCGTGCCTTTGGGGAGGCCAAGAGCACACCCTGGCAGGACTTCTCCCCTATATTCAATCAACATTTCGCTCCTTCCTGTTGCGACGTCGCAACGCTAAAAATGCGTATAAAAATACCAGAGCTGAACGCTCTGGCTTAAACAAACGGTATCAAATCTTTTATTGTTTGCAAGGTTTCCAATGCTTTTTTCATGGTTGAATTCTCAGACAGATACTCGATTCCCAACGGGGTTATCTTTAAACTGCCATACTGAATCTTAACCTGAACTTCCGGATTTTCCATAAATCTCCCGGTTATCACTCCTGTAATGTATCCATACCCTGATAAGTTCTGAAAAATATAGTTCCAGTATGATTCATTGATACCAAATGCTTCCGGAGAAAGCAGTTCTGGATCTGGAGCAGTTCCCTTTTTCAGACATTTGTATAGGTAATCAAGTACCTTTGCGGCTATCACAAAATAATCATCCCTGGCCATATATTCCTACATCCTCCCAACGCCTTTATGTAATTGTAAAACTTCTTTGTCACATACTCGGTCTTGTTGCATCATTTTTCTGAACAAAATCCTTGCATCCCTCTTCTTTTTTTCCCAATGTAATTTCTTCCGGAATTCCATCAGGATATGACCTACATTTCATTCCTTTTTGCAAATGTTTACATCTTAAGCAAACTGGAATTATAATCATTGCTTTCTCCACCTTTCAATATATTTCTGAACCAACTTTTCTGCTTCTTCCGGAACTGATTCATGGTTTCTTATTCTGACAAACGCCTCAGCAATCGTTTCAAAGCCATCTTTTACATTATCTGAATATCCAGATACCCCCAATACATAGTTCTTTTCTATCCTTTTCGCAAAATCATTAAAAGCAGCTATTGTTTTATATTGCTGGCCAGTCATAACATGGGCCATTTCATGGATTGCATGATCTTTTATAGTTCTTCCTGCAAAATACCCGCACTCATATCCTGCGGAAACAACTTCTTGAAATCCATCAAAATCAAAACCTGCATTGATTACAAAATTTACTTTTTTTATCCCAGCTTCATTTGAATACCGAACCAAGTACGGTGTATCAGGCAATCGATCACTTATATCTTCTACCTTAATTCGATCAATTTTAGCATCATACTCCATCATTATTTCGTCAATTCCATTTTGAATTTCATCAACAATATCCGGAGTTATATTTCTCACTGTGTATACATCATATGGTATCTTGATGTTTTTAATTATATCATCATCTAATGTTTTTACAACACCATTCCGAACCACATACTTTTCTTTCCACTCTTCCCACGTCATATCTGCCGGCACTTCATAGGTTTTCCCTGTTTCTGGGTCCCTGGCTGCTCTGGTCAGTCCTTCTGCCGGCGTATCGTCATAGTGCGGGACTGTAGTACACCGGCACAGTGGATGGAAGGGTGGCATATTGACGCCTGTTATCTCTTTCCCAACCTCATACACCTTATTGTCCAGTTCTCCACAGACGTTACAGGTCTTGCTGTCCAGTGTAGCAAGGATCTCGTATTTTTCCACACCATCCTCTTTGTATCCGGCATGGGTGGCCTCACTCATCAGGAAGGAACTCTCTGTATGCAGGAGCCGGTAAGCGTCAAACTTCTTGGAATTCATCTTCTTGGCAAAATCCTTAGCCAGCGTGGATGGGTGTCTGCCCTGGATCAGCATCGTGGTCACTGCTTCCATCAGCCGGGCCTGAAGATGGTCCTTCTGTTTCCAGAGCCGTTCGGAAAACGCTGCACCATTAAACGGATATTCCAGAAGCTTTTCCACAACAGTTGGATTCACCTGTGCAAACTCCGCATGAAAACCATGATACTGATCTGCATTGTACCAAGTGCGGTAGTAAGTATCCCCATAGACTTCCTGCATGGTCTTTTCCGCCTCTGTCTCATAGTCGATGGCATACAGCTGCCGGAGAATCGCGTCTACCTGTGCCTCCAGAGCCTGATAGCGGGTGATCCGGGCCTTGATGGACATATTATTGACCTGCTGATTGTATTTTCCAATATTCTTCATAACCAGGTCAATAAAATCCTGGAGTTCTCCCAGTTCCTCTGCATCCAGCTTCTTCTGGGCGGCTGCAAAGGAAAGACCGTTCTCCTCTGCATACCGGAAATAAAACGCGTCTATGGTCTTCTGGAGTTCTCTACGCGTCTGATTAAAGGCTTTTTCCAGACGGGTGAAGTATTTGTTGACCTGCATCTCTCCGACCTTGTACATGGCCTCCTGACGCTCCTGCCAGTATTCCATTAAGCCTCACCTTCCTCGCCATCTGGGTTCGGCGGGAACATATCGGATAATTCCGCCTTCTCGGCTTCCCGCTGGGCGTTTAAGCGCTCAAGCTCTTCTGTAGCATCCTCAACCCACGGATGGTTTTTAATGATCGTCTCGTCTGATATGATACCCTTGGATGCGGCACAGTCGGTAATAGCCTGGCTCTCGTTAATTGCGATATCCCGGTTAAAGACAATGTCGATCTCACATTCTGGGTGACTGCCAGCCCCGATCAATTCCAGATACTTATCCACGAAGCAAAGCAACCGTTCCATGCCCGCCTTAAACGCATTCTCCATCCGGTTGCATTTCAAATCCAAACCGGAGTACACAAACTTCAAGGCAATACCAGAAGGGCTATTACCAAGTTTATCACTGTTCTTGTCTACGCCCTGTCCAAAATCATAGATATCTTTCCGCAGCGTGTCAAAGTCGTCCTTGGCCGCTGCGATATCCACAGGTGCTGTGATCGCCTCTGCCCCGCCATCCTCATCCAGAGAGATCGCCCGGAAATAATTCAGATCCCGCATAAACTCGCCCAGATCATGGCCGCCGTATCCTTTCAAGGCATACACAATAGAACGTACCTCATCAAGGAAATTGGCTACATCAGACCGGGCCTTGTCATATCCATCAATCAACGACTTTACAAATTTAAGATCCGGCAGCTCGTAGTCATTGTTTTTAAATGGGACAAATGGAACCTTGCCCCAATTTCCGGCCTCGTTGCCGATATGAAAATGCTCCATAAACTCACTGTTCTCATCTGCCACCGCATCCAGATAGCGCTCAGAATCCAACCGTAAGTCCCATCCCTCGCCTTCTGAATCAGAGATATAGTAAGCGACGGCCTCCGAAAGCCAGTATTCCACTTTTGTGACCGTCTTCTGCTCCTGTCCCTCGATGACCTGAACATTATAAAACCAGATAAAGCCATTCAGCTCTTCGTGATCGTTATCCCTCCAAAGTGGGATCCCCTGTTCAGGCGGAATGATCATAGTCTGGAATTTTCCCTGCTCATCGATATACGGATGCAGCCATGCAATCCCGCCATTGCTGGCAGATACACCCAGACGCATCAGGCGCCTGTCCTGAAAGTTTTTCCCTAAGGTATCCTGTACCATAGACAGATACTCTTCTGATTCCTCGCAGGTCAGTGTATAAGGCTTTGAAAGCAGATAATTGGTCTTATCCTCAATCAGCAAGTGCATAAAACCATGCGCACGCTTATTATTGGGCTTGGATCTATCCAGTACCTTTTCTATCTGCCCGGTGGTCTTATCTTCCCGGTAGCGGTACATCTTCCGGTTCATGATCTCCGGGTTATCCACTCTGTAATATGCCTCCCCGTCTAACATCCACCGCCGTTCCTTGGAACGCACAAACTCGTCCATGTACAGCCGGCACAACTGCATATTGGTCATCCGGTTTTTATTCGGGTCAAATAATATATCCATCCAATCCACCTCACTTCAAAATCCGGATTCCCGGACGCATCTTAATTATTGTCATGCAAAAATATCTGAGGGCGTCAAGTGCGTGATCGTGCTCTTTCACCGGTTTGTCCTCTCCCTTGTCTGCTGCTTTTGCGTCCCAGATATAGGATGCAAACTCTTTGATCAAATTTTCGCAAGACTTATCTATAAAAATAGAACCCGTAAGCAGCAGCGTAGCTACTAACCGGATCCCGTCTAAAACATCATTTTTTGCCTTTTTGACCTTAAAGCCATCCTTCTCCAGCTGAGCTTTGAAACTAGCTGCTGCTGGATCCAGAATTACGGCTCTGATTTCTGTATTCCCCAACCATTTTTTTAAGTCTGCTGAAAACTCTGCATCTGTCTTTTGCCTCCCTTTATCTCTTCCAGAATAATAGTATTCCCGTCGGCAGTACCATTTCTTATCAGCTCCCTGCTGCCAGAATAGGAAAGCTGTCGGGTTTTGAGTACCATAGTCACAGCTAACATACTTATCACCCGTCCAGAAGTCATGCCCTGTTTGCGATTTATATGCAGCAGCCAGAGCCTCCGTATCAACGGTGTGCTTATCCGGGTCAAACATATCATAGATAACGCCCTCGGCCATAGCCCATAGCCCCATGATATAACGCTTAAAAAAGACACCGGTGTAGTCTCTGCGATATCTGGCCTTAATCTCTTCCGACAGGCTCAGGTTATCATCCATCGTGAAGTGGACATACAAAAGCTTTTTAAGGTCTGCTTCCTTCCCTTCCGCCTCTGCCTCCTCACGGATCTTTGCTGCTTTCTTCTTTCCCAGAAATCCCACAGCTTTGTCAATCCAGTTGACCTTAAACCAGTGATAGGGGCCATCTGGGTTACAGTTAAAGTAGTATTTTGATCCAGTCACAGAGCAGCGACCAGTTGCCTGATTGACAAAGCTCTCCGGCATAAGAGCCACTTCATCGCAGAACAGACCCGCCAGGGTAATGCCCTGAATCAGGTCCTGTGATCTCTCGTCCTTGCCGCCGAAGATGTAAAAGTAATTCGTGACCTGTCCCCTGCTGATCTCCACCATGTTATCGGCACGATGGTCCACCACCCGGTAGCCCCGGCTTTTTAACATCAGTTTCAGCCAGAATAGAACATTGCGGCGGAAGGAGCCGATGGTCTTTCCGCACATGGCAAAGTTCTGACCTGAGAAAGTACTCATGGCCCACATCACAAAAGACAGGGACATACAGACGGTCTTACCGGATCGGATGGCCCCATCTGCTATAATGCCGTCATAATCCTTTACAGGGCTGTCAGGCACCCACCATGTCAGGATCTGCTTCTGCTTGCGGGAAAATGGCTGAAACTTGAAGATCTGAACCTTTGTCAGGATATTGCGCTGGCCTTTCAGCTTTTCAATCTTCTGTTTTGTCTGACTGATCCGCTCCTTAATCGTCATCGGAATCACCCCACAAGTCTCCCGCCTCTGTATTCAGTGCCTCGAGGAATCCATCCTCTTCCACTTCCGTCTCCTGTCCTCCCAGTTTCAGCGCTGCCATATCCAGTTTCATAAGTTCGATCTCCAGACGGGCATCATCTACACCGAAGCGGTGTAATGAATCAATGGCAGCCTGCTTGCGGGCCTGCACACGGGTCAGGGCATCCTCTATGTTCTGAATCTGGCCCAGCGTTGCGTGTTTCTCATCCAAATCCGTCCACTTATCCTTTTCGGTTCCCTTTTTCTTTTTGACGGTAGTGAAATCTGCCTGCCGCAGGTTCTCAATCCGTTTCAGCATCCGGCGTTCCCTGACAGTCAGCAGCTGGATCTCCTGGAAGAGAAGCTGCTCCTTATCATTTGGAACCGCTGCGGCCAGCTGCTTTTCTTCCGGTTCCAGGCAATCAAAAAGGAGAGTCTCAAACTCTCCTGTGGTGACTGCGTTTTTATTTCCTTCCGGGGCAGCGCCGCCATGGTTTCCAATAGCGTTTTGGTTTCCTCGTTGACCGCCTTTTGCTTTCGCAACGTTGCGTTTGCGCTTATGCAACGTTGCATTGGATTTCTTGTCCCAGTTATATCGCTTCTTCCAGCTCCGGATCGTCCCCACTGGAACCTCCAAAGCCTTAGAAATATCAATCAGTTTCATGCCTTGCAGGAACAGCTCCTTTGCCTGCTCCTGACGTTCATCTGGTGCCCTTGCCAAGCCTCACCACCTCTCATTCGTGTTTGTTTTTTATGTATAGAAAAAGAGCCGCACGGTGGCGGCTCATACTACGTTCTGTTTTTAACTAATCTGCAAAGGAATATTTTTTAGGTAATCTGCTAATGAGTATTCTTTTAAAAACATCTTTTGCTGATCTAGTTGTTTTTCCAACTCATGAATTTGTTCAGCATTTAATCCTAATTTTTCAAATTCTGCTTTCTCTGATATATGCATATTTTGTACTGACAATGCAATATCAATTAACCTATAAAATATTTCCCACGCGTCTTTTCTTGAAATAGAATTATCATTCAATGCACTAACATATCGATCATAATGTTTTGGAAGTGTTATATACCTTTCCCCTAACAGCATACAAGTTTTGTAGCCCAACGCATAGTACTTCCCACTTATTAAATATATAAATGGTGTTCTCACAAATAATCTTTGAATTTCCATAGTAACTTATTTCCTTTTCTTTTTATCGTATCAAATATTGAGAACAAAGAGAAGCCCCCACATTAGCAGACGCTTCTCCAGAATCGCTTAATTAGGCGTAGATCGTCTGTGACCATCAACCTTAGTTCCATCATTTCTTGTATATGATTTTACAACCACAATTTTTTTCTGCTGTGTTCCTCTAACACTTGATTTTGTCTTTGCCATATCTCTGGCTCCTTTCTTGAAACCAGAGACACCCAACTGGTAAAGTGCCTCTTTAGAGTTAACTAGTTCTTCTTAGTCGGCTCTGATCCTGGACCCACCCAAAACCTGAAAGCTCTCTTTCCATGGTCTTTTGCATAAATCTTTTCACCGTCTCTACCAGTGATCCAAGCTCTGAAAATCCACATGAAAACACCTCCTTTCTCAAGTTTTCACTTGCAAAAGAGGTACCACTGTGATATAATCAAATCGCCAAATTAGATTATAAACCAGTTGAACAGTGGTAACACTTTCAACAAATGACCAAGTACTTTGTGTGCTTGGTTTTTTCTATGTAAAGGATTTCTCCATCACATCAATAATATTGTCTGTATTGGATAGATGCTGCAGTTATTGACATTCCGCATTTTTCAGCAATTTCTTCAATCCTCATACCTTCTACAAGATCATATGGTGCCATTAATTCCCCAGCAAAAGCATTTGCTTGCCACTCGGGATTCATGTATGCAGGTACTGTACCTCTGGCAAATGTAACACGTTCCGGAAAATGTATCAAATAATGTCCTAATTCATGACATAATGTAAAACGGTCTCTTGGATTACCTTTAATCGCACCTTCATAAACATCTTCTCGTATTTTCATTGTTTCCGTACCTGGATTCGTCACACCATACGCTTGTGGCATATCGGAAATTGAAACTATTTCAAGCTCTAGCCCAAGTCGTCCCAAAACCCATTCTATAAACTGCACTATCGGAAAATATAAAACCTGCTCTAAACCAAACATTTCCCTAAATTCTTTTACCAATCCCCTAATATCTTTCCTAGACATAGGTGCTACAGAAAAATTCCCCAAACATTATCATCTCCTATTCTTGATTTCTCTTCAACCAATTACTTAGTTCCTTCTTTTTATCCTCATCCCATGATTCCATTGCTCGTGCAAAAGAGATCATCATATCTCTATCAGATGCCCTAAACGTTGACATATCAATACTTTTTTGATTTCTGGCCTCGAACATAACTTTATCTAGCTCTTTTATTTCGCCATCATTCAAATTGTATTCATTGATAAGGATATTTCTCCATTCTTCCGGAGGTTTACCTTTTCCGTTCTCCACTTTTGATAGAAATGCTGATGATACACCTAACTGGTTCGCCATATCGTAAAGCAGTTTATTATTGTCAATTCTTATCTTCCGACAAAATTTGCCAAAACTATTTAACATGACTTCATCCTCCTATTCCTTCCTCCGTTTAAGGTGATCACCCTTGCCTATATTATTAACTAAAATAGTTAATTTGTCAATCTCTTTTTGTAAATTTATTTTCTTCAAAAAGAAAAGCCCCCGCCGAAGCAGGAGCCTTTCCAGAGAAGGAAAATCATGCAAAAGAAAAACCAACGGATCCTCCAGGAATCGAACCTGGGACACGGTGGTTAACAGTCACCTGCTCTACCGACTGAGCTAAGGATCCGAAGAAGGGGGCGTCCAGCCCTGGGATGGAACCAGAGCCAGACGAACCGGCCACCCGGCTGTAGCACCCTGGCGACCGTCGATTTAAGTGCAAGCCGTCGGCGTTATGCCTTTGGCTTCATGGTACACTATAACATTTTCAAAACGAAAAATGTGAAATAAACGAAATAACTTTATGCGACTTTCATGAAATTTGTAAATTCCATCCTTACACTATCCGCTGTAGCTTTCCGACCCATCCGAACCGCCACTTGCGCCCAAGTCAATTCCTCGAATATCCTGTACCGGATAATCCGCTGCATCCTTGGGGATATTGTGAGCATCCAGGCCTCCACCTGCTGCTTGATCTTGGCCGCCGCCTCAATGCGCTGCTGTAAAATCTTCTCCTGAACTTCTACACTTCTGGGATCTTTAAGCACAGAATACGAAATCCCCTGCACATGAAAGTTATGGGCTGTATATGGGAATTCTGGCGAGGAACCTTTTACAATATCCTGCTCAATCCTCTTTCTCTGTTTTCTCAATCTGCGAAGCTCCTCTTTTGCCTCCTCTACGAGCTCACACGCATCTATGTACTGCTCTAATATCTGCTTGTCCAACGGTATCACCTCCTCGCCCTCAAAATCCTCTGTCTGGCCTCATCCCACTCATCCGCCCAGGTTTCCATATCCACTCGGGCAATCAGGTACCTCTTTTGGTACAGGATTCCCATATCACTGTACTTGTCGACCTGAGGCCTGCACTTCCAGCCGAATCTCTTTTGCAGCTCAATGCCACTGTACCGCCCTACAAGCTTTCCGCAATCGTACAGGTCATAATATACTGGCCCCGGCATAACATCACCTCCAAATCATCAGCACCGCCATCAGAGAGCCCCAGACCATCAGGTAATCCCAACGGTCTATGTTGTGCTGGATCAGATTGACCGTCCCTGTTATGGCCCACAGGATGATTATTACGCTCTTAAGTACATTCAATTTCCTACCTCCTGTATCTCTCGTCTGGGCACAGTGACGTGTACGCATACGCCGGCATCCGCGCAGACCATACCTCCAGTTTCGGACCCCGGATTGCATCCATGTCACTGGCTGCCACTGCCCTCTCCCTCTGTAGTCGGTTCACTCGTCTCTGGGCCTCTGATTTTACAATCCCCAAGCTGCATCCCTTCTTTCTGCCCTCGTAGCAGGGCGATCATGTATTCCAGGTATGGATTTTTCTTTTGCCACATGGCCTCATTCGCCTCCTCATGGGTAGTCCGTGCAGCTTTCGCCAGTTATTTCTTTTCAAGATCGGAAATAATATATTGGCGAGTGACTTTGCCAGTTCCACTATGATTTTAGCCAGGTTCACAAACGCCTCTACTACCCTTCCTATTGCCTTATTTAGATCTTCCATATCGTTCCTCCTGCGCTAAATCTCAGTTTATGTCTGCAATCGCTTTTTGATATTTATTAATTGCCATACCAAGCAACTGTATCATTTCAATTATTGCCTTTTCTTTTGCTTCTTCCATATCCTCTGTATTTAAGGTTCTGTTTTCAACTCCCAGTTCCCTGCAAGTTAAAAGCCATTCATCCCCGTAGTAAATATGTTTGTGAACTGTGAATTTAACTCCATTTGTTTCGTTTCCTAAAATTCTAGGACTTCTATCTGTGTCTCTTTGGCTATGTGTTGTTATGTCTTTATACATACTTATTCCTCCTTCAAATGTCAGTTTTACAAAACTGGTTTGCATTTATTTGACCACTGTTTATCTGGATATTTTGAAACAAATTTTTCACAATCATTCCGATTTTCTATGTACGAAAAGAAAAATCTCCCACAGTCTGAACATTTCCTCTGGATTTCTAAATATCTGATATCATTACCATTTGGCCCATGTGTCCAATGCCAACAAATAACTTCACTGTTTTTATGCTTGCAAAACAACTTTTTGATAAAATTCATAGCTGATCTCCTAAACCTTAATATCGTCCTATGTTTGCTATTGCCTGAAATATTGGATAGAACTGCTGTGGTACTACTGCATTTCCCAATGATCTAACACGGTCCACCCCATTGGGAAGCCCATATAAACTTCGGCATAATCTGGATTGATATGTGTCATATCTTCGCTCTGCGTCCTGAAACGGCTCGCTAATTTGTCTGACCGATATGTGTGACTCCCCCAATATCTGTTTTTTGCCGTTCCTCTCCACTCCGATGCAGTCAGTGTGGGCAACAATCGCTGTCCGATATCGCCTGTGCATGGCTCCAACACCTGCAGCTGGTAATACAAACGTCCTTGTGGCGTAACCTTGGTTTTCCAAGTCAGAAAGCACATCGTCGAGTGCCATTCTAATGATTCCAGCAACATTTTCTCCAATAACCCAAGAGGGCCTGAGTTCTTCGATAACTCTAAGCATTTCCGGCCAGAGATAACGGTCATCCTCCTTGCCCTGCCGCTTCCCGGCAACAGAGAATGGCTGGCAGGGGAATCCTCCTGAAATAATGTCAACTGTATGTAATCCTGTTCGTTCATAGAAACTTTCTCCCGTTAATGTCCTTATATCTCTCCAGCGTGGGATATCGGGCCAGTGCTTTTCAAGTACCTTTGTAGGAAAATCCGCCCATTCAGACTGTCCCACCGTCTGTATTCCAGCCCATTCTGCCGCCAGATCCAGTCCCCCAATGCCGGAGAATAAACTTAAATGTGTCAACATTTTATTCTCCAAATCCTTAATTTTACATAGGCATAATCATAATTGCCAAAAAGAGCATTCCCAACATAATCAAAAAAAGTTCTAAATCTTCTGGCTTCATACTTCTATCTCCAAAACCTTAATTTTCCCGAAACTCTAGGCATTTCTTTTCCAGATAAATGCAGCCTTCAGGTTCATAATCTCCTTTTTCCCATTCTGCCTCAAATAACTCCCTGGCACCAATATATCTACCAATCATACTGTCCTGTTCTATCATATAAAACAGCTCCTTATCCTTTTCCCGATCAGTTAAACCTAAGAAAACATATTTTCCATCCTTGGCCGCACTCTCCATTACCAGTGCAGTTTCTCCATCTATATACTCGGAAATGGATTTCCAGAGTTCATAATCCTTATCCTGCTGTTCATATTCATCAAACATCCCTGCTGTTTTGAGAATTACTTCTTTCATTCTGCTTATTGCCTCCCAAAATCTTAATTTTAACTCGACTTTAATTCGTTTTAACTCGATACAACAACTACTTGTTTAATACCACAACTGTTTACTACAACTAACCCTTACTTGCCCTGGTACGGCTCCGGCAGCGGCATCCAGGCTATTACACAGCCCTCTTCGTCCCATTTTCCATTCTCAATCCCGCACATTCCTGTAAATGGTTCATCCAGTCCACATAATTCTCCGTCAAGTGTACAAAGGTATGTCCCGTCTTCCGGCAGCCTCTCCTCCACCGGGATCCATTCTGTTCTTAGCGCCTTAAGGATTGTTCCTGCTTTAAGGCTATATATCTCCTGCGGTGTGAGGTCGGTATCCTCATAGGCTGCCAACCGCTCAACCAGCTCATCTTTCTTGTTTGGACTCCAATATTTCGTCTTGATTCCGCTGCTGCGGGGATGTGTTAATCTCTCCATGGCTCTTTTCCTTTCCTGCACGGCATACACCCATAATGGATACGCTGCTCCGTTCTTCTCCTTGTTTTGATATATACATGATCCCCGGCTATATCCTTCCCGCATATGCTGCAGATATAGACCGGTTCACTCTTTGGCGGTTTCATTTCTCCTGTGCCTTTCTGCTCCTAGCTTCCAGCTGATCCAGAAACCAATTAACCAGCGGAGCCGTTACTACCTCCTCTTCTGTAACAGGGCACGGGCCTTCCCATTTTCGTACCATTCGTACACCATGCGCTTCCATGATCTGGTTTGCATCCTCTATTACTGAATCCCACTTATCAAAATTATCCTCTGCGACACAGTCTCTCCATTTGATCCAGAACCTTTGCATCTGTGTGAGTATCCCTGCCACTTCGTCATTTTTTAATGGTTTATCCAAAGTCAATCACCTCATCAAATGGTATTCTTTCATCCGGCCGGATCGCCGACAGCTGGTTCCAGCCCAGATCCCAATCAAATGTTTCCGGGTTCTCAGAAATCCGTTTGGAACTTTCCTGGTAATAAAGCCTGATTCCGTCCCGGTTCGTCCTTCCCGTCAGCCTGTTTTTATGTACCGTCAGCAGTCTGTCACAATAGGGTGCCTCGTCCCCTGTTTTCTTAGGCTTGGAATATTTCAGCACCACATCAACCAGGTTGGTGATGTTGCTGCTCCCGGCTACATCATCATTTCCGAATTCATTCCCCGTTGACTTCCTTGGATGTGCAATTAAAAAAATGAGCACATTATATTTCTTAGCCATAAAGGCAAGTGCTTTTACAAACTTGGTCTGCTGCCGGTACAGATCCGATGCAATATCATCTGTGATCGCTGTCATAAGGTTATCTACAAATAACACCCGGCACCCGTATTGCACGATTGCCTTTTCCATGGTCTCCAAAAGCCCTTCTTCCTCTTCCCCATCCTGTGATAAGATTCCGTTATCGTATATGTATGCCTTTCCTCTGTACCACTGCTCAATTTGCGGTATACAGTTTCCGTCAATGCAATAGGACGTATATCCAAAATTGGACACCATGGCATTGATATGCATTTTCCCGGCGATCTGAAGATCAAACCATGCCCGAAAATACCAGTCCATAAGCTCTCCGGAATAAAAAAAGGTTGTATATCCTGCTGCTATGGCAAATGTCCCAAACTGGGAAGCCAGGGTTGATTTTCCTTCCCCGCGTTCCCCCGTAAGAAGAATCAGCTGGCCTAAATAAAATCCTCCAATCGTCTTATCCAGGGATGCAATCCCGCTCCGTATCTTTTCCAGCTTTGACAAATCAACCCTCTGTACCTCTTCCATCGGCTTAATCCGTTTTGTCAATATGGCCTGTGCGTTCTCAACAGCCATTCTGACGGCTTCTTTTCCGTGGGCCACAAGAAGTTCGTTTGCATCCTTACAGCCCCTGTAATCGTCCATCCTGACGTGTTTAACGCATCCGTGAAAACGCTGCTGCATTTCTTCCAGCAATGTGATCCTTCCGTTCTCACAATCTCCAAATACTACCAAGGTTTTAAATTGTGAGAGGAAGTCCCAGCAGTACGGGATCCAGGCGAATCCTTTCGCTCCGGTTGGAACGCTTACTGCATTTTCAATCCCTGCTTCCGCAACCGAAAGGGAATCGATCTGCCCCTCTGTAAGAACCAGTGTAGGATTGTCCGGGTTGCAATGGTTCATTCCGAAAAGCACCGGTTTACAGTCTGCTTCACACCACTCCTTGTTTTTATCAATCCCCTTACGGAATCCGCTGTTTCGATATTTTACAAATTGGAGGATTTCATTCTCGTCGTAAAACGGGAATACCAAGATCCCATCATTGTCATTCCTTACTGTGATGTTATACCGGTTCGTGATCCCCTCCGATATCCCTCTGGATTCCATATAGGCCACTGCTGCCGGTTTTGTTTCCGGTTTCTCTTTTCTGTGGATTTTACGGAAATGCTTTCTGCTGCTGTAATACTCATCCACTTCCGTTCCCAGCGAAAAATCAAAATCCTTGGAAAGTGTGATCATATTTCCATGAGCCCCACAGCTTTCCCTCAGACACTTAAACTGGCCTGTACTGAGGTTAATGGAAAAGGTCCCCCGGTCCTTTCCATTCTTTCCCCCAAGGCAATATGGGCATCTGTCAAGCTGTAATTCGTCTCCCCTCTGTTTGCCCCGTGCCCCGATCTCCTGAACGAACCGAAATGCATCATCCTTTTGAAATTCATAGATCCCCATTTTTCTTTTTCCAGTCCTCCCATGAGTCAATCACTGTGTCATCATCCTCCCCCCAGAGGTCAATCCCTTCCGTGTCATCCGCATCTGAAAAAGGCGCCGCAGGCTCTTTCTTTATTTCTTTATCATTCTTATATTCTTTATCATTCTTGTTAGTTGTCAGCTCTTTGTCAGCTGTTTGTCGGCTCTTTGTCGGCTCTTTGTCAGTATCTTTGTCAGTATCTTTGTCAGTAACAAAGTTATCCTGTCTGGAAACCGTTGATTTCACAGTGTTTTCATCCTGTCCGCTCCTTGCCTGTGGCATTGTCACCTGCTTTGTCGAATTTTCATGATTTAACACTTTTGTAACATTTTTGCCTTGTCGGCTATTTTCTGACAATTTATCAGGCACAGGCTCCTTACCCTGGTACTTTTCCCAGTTCACTATGGTAATAAGCCTTCCCGTCTTCGTTGACGTATTGGTAAGGAAACCTAATTTTTCAAACCGTTCCAGTGCAGTCCGTACATTCCGGATGGTCACTCCTTCGCCGCATTCCCTGACCAGAGAATTCAGGCTGGTAATTAACTGTCCAGGCTTGCAGACATATCGTTCACCCTTCCATTCCCACTTATTCTCTTCGTGGTTAGCCAACAGCAGAATGGTAATAAGAACAACTTTTTGTTCCGGGGAAGACAGCTGCCATATGGACTTTGATTTTAATTCCCGGTACAGCTTCACCCAGCCGCCATTAACCATATTCTCCATTCTCCAATCGCTCCTTTAAGTCCCGGTACAGGATTTCCCGGATCAGCCTTCCGGATGTCTCCTCTTTGCAGAAAATCAGGCCTGCATTGTACCGCACCATCCATGCTGTGGCAGATGCCGCAAATGCATTTGCATGGATCCTGCTCCGGTATTTTCCATTCAAGAGATTTTCCCAGTTTGCATTTTCACACAGGATATAGATCCGTCCACCGTTTTTTTGAGCACGTTCAAACTCATGCCGGAACCTGTCCCTGCTGCGCGTATAACATCCTGCCAGTTCATCCAGATCCATTTTCCTCTCTACTGCGCACAAAGGGGAAATGGTACAGGACGGATCATAGATCTGCCGACCATCCGGAAGCACTGCATTGTATGTATAATCTCCATAGTTCAGGGTGGCACGGCGGATCGGGGCACCGAAAGACGCATATCTCCTATGCGCTCTCTCGGTATCCTGCTCACGGGTATCCACCAGGATCTCAAAACTGTCCAGGACCTTTTTCTGATTAAAAATATCCATGATCAATCAAATGGCAGGGAATCATCTTCCCCCTCAGGAATTGCCATGAAATCGTCCGGGGCGGCTGGTGCAGCAGTTGTCGGGCGGTTTGGCAGCAGTTTATCGTCCGGGAGTTTGAATTTCCCTGTACGGATCTTCTCCACACTGCATAACTGTGCGAGATTTGCCATTCGCCCTACGCTTCCGTCTTTCTTTTCGTACTCTCTTTCATTAAAAAGCCCGCCGATCAGCTTGCCTTTAAAGCCTTTTTCATCCCAGTCAAAATGGTATCCTGAATTTGATAATTCCAGGGCTTCTGTTACCGTCTTAAAGCGCCGTTTTGTCCATCCGTCCCGTTCCGATCCATCATCATTCGGAACACTCAAAAGATAATTGCAATGCCATTTTTTATCTTCCTGCTGCTGGCTGCGGTATTCATTGGCGTAAAAATCGCGGTATTCCCCTTCCGCCACATCACAGCTGATTTTGATGTACTGTCCATTCCGGTTCTCGCAGATTACTGCATCCATAATTTTCAGGACATACCCTCCCTTGGGAAGCGCCTGGATATCCCCATAAGCCTTTGTCTTTTCATAATCTCCAAATCTCTTAATTGCCATCTTCTCTTATCCTTTCTGTTTCTTAATAGTCTTCCAATGCCCTGATCACAGCTGTAATGTCATTCGGGATTTCATCCGATTCAAACGCTCCAAACGGCGTTTTTACGGAATTCCTCTCTGCATGGGTATGGAATATATAGGCTCCATCCTTACAATCTGCCAAAAGGACGGTTGTAAGCTTGGATTCCAATACAATCTTATCCAGTTTCCGTCCGTTGGTTTTAATACGGGTAAATACAATCCCGTTATCATCCGATATCGTCTCTGAATGTGCGATAATAATAACTGTCAGGTCATCCCGCATGGTTAAAGCATAGTCTATGATTTCCCAGATATAGGACGCCAGATCCGTCCACTTCCCGTACCCCTGGACCTTTGCATTCCTCATTTCTTCAGCTACCATAATGCCATTGATCGTATCAATAACAACAGTTTTAATATGCTTTGCATTCTCTGAATCATTAATGTTTTGCAGCAGCTTTAAAACAATAGCCGGGAAATTTGTCTGCTGGAAGTTTTTCGCTTCACTGTTATAGGACTTTCTCCATCCTTTCCAGTTAAGCCCCTTTTTATCACAGTCAATATAGTATGTAGTTGACGGGTCCAGATTTCTGCAGCTGGTTGTCTTGCCGGATCCAGACTCCCCCATGATCCCGATTACTTTTGCCATTTATCCACGCACCTCCACAATCTCCTCCGGCTCCATCGCCAAGGTTGTATGTACGCCGCCTGCATGGCAGTCTACGTTGATATATCTTTCAGCCGGCTTTACTGCATCTACCTGGAAATTAACCCAGTTTTCGTAATCACCGTACTCTACCCGGATCACCTGTCCCGGAACCAGTTCTTTTACCTTTACTTTCATTCTGCTTTTCCTCCCTGTTCATTGTCTTTCTTTTCAGCCAGTTCAAAGCCCAGCGCCGCAGCAATCATTTCACAGCTGACAGAGTACTTACTTGCCTGTACAATTCCAGCCAGCGCATTGACCCGTCCCATGAGCATCAGGGCCTCTTCATACTGGTTGTCCGCACAAAAAACATCATTTTTTCGATTTGCCATCTTGATTTTCCCTCAGTTCTCCCTCATAATAGAGGGTGTTGATTTTTTTAGTTTCTGGACCTACCACAGTTGCCGCTGTGCAGGTCCTTTTTTATTCTTTTCCTCTCCCTCATATTTCTATAACCGTCCGTGTTTCCTGATCGTAGATCAATCTCAGTTTGTCTCCATTCACATCTGTCAGCTCTGCTTCATTCTGGCTCTTCATCTCAAATGATATATTGTCCATCACAAGGCCTCTCTCTTCCAGTTTTTCCAGATGTTTACGGATCTTAAATTCCGCTATTGTCTTTGCTCCTCTAACCATCCTTTTCTCACCTCCTCTCACAGTGTTACAATTCCACAGGCCACCAACAACAGCACCGCTGATTCCATCCCCAGCAGGAACGCCATCACCGTAGACAGTCTGCCAAACAGGCGCACATCCTTATGGCTCTGCCTGATCTGCTCTCCGGCGATCCGCCCCAGCTTCAGGATCTGCTGTTCCTCTTCCTGGGTGACTACAACACCCTCCACTGGGGGCTGGTACTTAATTGCTTCTGATTGCATGATTCCCTCCTTCTTCCGGCTGTGCCACCGGATACTTCTCTATAAATTGTTCCAGATCCGAGCCCCGGATCTTTTTCTGCCCTAATAACAGGTACGGCAGCTGTCCGGTGTTTATCAGTTCATATACCTTTGAGGTATTGACCCGTAAAACCTGGGACGCTTCCTTGACCGTATATAATGGTTGATAGGGTGCTACCATCTTTTTTCACCTCCCTTGTCTTTTCTTCCCCTCTGTCCTATACTGTACTCGTATTAAATGCAAACGAAAGGAGATTTTCCGTGTCTAACATAAAACCATTTCTGCATCCTGTCCGTCCTAAAGAGATTACTGATTCAGAACCCCAAACTGATTTAGATTTATTTATCAATTCTGGATTTACTCAAGCTGATGCTTTAAATACAGTTCCAAATATGAAGTTATCCCACCTATCTGAAGAAGATAGACAAGCAATGCATGAGTCCATGAAGTCTGATTCTCAAAGAACCATTGAATATTTCGGTCCTAAATTTCAAGAACAGCAAATTTCTTTGAACCGGCAAATAGAAGCTATCGAACATATTGCGGTAAGTGCTGAAAATCAGGCTAAAAATTCTTTGCAGATTGCCGAATCGTCAAAAATCCTATCCGATATCTCAACTAAAAAAGCTAATAAAGCCGATGTAAAAAGTTGGCTTGCCATTGCAATTTCATTGATTGCTTTGTGTATAGAAATTATCTTAAACCGAAGCGAACTTGCCATTTTCTTTCAGTCATTTATTTGATGGCAGACTTGATAACGACTTCGATAAAAATAATCCCTGCTAAAGTGAATACAGAAAATCCGAGGGCAATATTACTAAGTCTTTCGGATTTTTTTGCTTCCTGATTGATTTTGTCTTTTTCCATAGCATCCACCCTGTCTTTTACATTTTGTATTTGACTGCACAAAGAGTTCCAATCGTTTACCAGACTCCAAAGCCTAGCCTTAAGCTTTTCATCCTCCAGCCAGTTATTAACGACTTCTGTAGCTTCTTTTATAGAACCTTTCTTTCCTTCCATTTCTCTCACCTCCCGTCCTCAGTCTCTGCCAGAGTCTGTCAAAAGCCTCATCATACTCATCTGCTCATACTCTGGAACCTTCACGAAATCATCTGGAAGCCGAATCCCGTACTGCTCGCAAACCAGCTTTACCATTTCAGCGGATTTGTATGGGGCAATGCCCTGTTTGTCCATACGGCTTAAAAGAACTTTAAGCAGATTCGCCACCTCTCCCGGATGCTCCGTCAGAGGAATCTGAATTTTGGGATTTTCCATCTCATGGAATCGCTTTACATATCTGGCTGTAAACAGCACTCCCTTTTCTCCGGTTGATTTATTTGCCAGAAAATCACATCCCATACGGGTAACTTCATAACACTTGTTTTCCTTTCCGCTGGCATCCTGATAGGTAGAAGGGATAAAATAATCACTCACAGCCATTTGGCTTTCAGTCAATATCTGAATGTATCCCTTACGATCCTTTCTCCCATCCAACTTTCTCAACACATCGTTGTGTGAAACTTCCATCATCTCTGCCACTTCCAGAGTTGTCAGAGTCGCTTTTCTTAAATTGTTCATTCTGCGTGCCCTCCTTCTTAAACTTTAAGCCAAACGAACGATACTACTTCCAGCCATCCAGCGCCTGATTTATTGCCTTCAAGCTCTCAACTTGATATTGCAACACCTGACTCTGCAATTCAGTTGAATCCTGAAGTTGATTCCAAGCCTGATAATACTGAATCGAGTTCAAAAGCTGAATAACCATGGTCGCTGTTATAATCCACATTCTCCAATCAGAATGTGGTTTTTCCTTTTCTTCCAC